CAATAGCCTCAGCCTTGATGTACTCTGCGCAGTAGGGACATTTTTTGAGTTGCCCCTGGGCTACTTTTTGCTGCACTTCGGCAACTACCTGCTGCTCCAGGTGGGCTTTATCCTCTTTTTTGATCAACGCATAAATGATGCCGAACGGTCCCAGCATGAAGCCGACCAGGAACCCCCAGCCTTCAGATAAGCCTTTTCTGCGGTAGATGTAGGCGGCGGCAATACCAAAAATGATCCAGAAAAATCCGGCACAGCATAACAGGCCGGTTGGATCTGTGGCAGTGGATGTGTTCATAGGTCACCTAAAGTGCTAATTATTTTCATTGAAATGTATAACCAAATAAAAAAATAAACGATAAATATACCGCCTAAAATATAAACGGTCATACAGAGTCCATTCAGGTTATATTGAGAAATTGTTCCCCAAAGTGGGATAATGCCTAAACTTCCCAAACAAATTATTTTGATAATTTTATAGACGTTTCTTATCAATGTGCTCATATATATTTCCTTTCTAAATCAATTACTTTCACAACCAACCCCGTCATGATTTCCATCGAAATTATGAGGGTCTGAACCTACGACCTGAAATCGGCGATAGGGGATATCTTTGCAATCCAAGTCTGGTGGTGCCGGTGGTATGCAAACGGTTGGATAGGATGGATCGCAATTATTATTCGTGGCTGGTGCCTCCTTTGTGGATATTGCCCTGGTAACCGGTGTTACTTCTTTTTGCAGTGCCCATAGGCCATACCCCATGGATGCCGCTCTTTGCTGACCATTCGCAAACAGATCCGCACAGGCTACGTCCGGGGGGTAGGTGGATGCATTGGCATACCCCAGGCGGACCAGTTCATAGTTGACCATTTTATTCCCCACAAGCACATAGCGGAGTAATCGACCGTATTGGTCCGTTTCAGACACGTCTTTGATCAGAATGACATCCTTATTCTCAACCAATGCGCGATTCTGGTCCGTTGCCTGCTCACCAAATTCTTCATGCGTGGTGGTATCTTCCGGAGTGTCGATGCCGATATACCGGACGGTGAAATCCTGTCCACCGATATCAACGTGGATGGTATCCCCATCAACGATTCGAGTAACCTTTGCCGGTACGGACTGGGTATTGACAGGCAGGCATGGAAAAAGCTGATTGAGCGATGCTGTTTTAACTGCTGTTGGTACTGGCGGCGTTGGAGTATCTGTTACTACAATTGGGGTTTGAGACAGGATTACCGCCAGTGTGCTGTGGTAGGTTGTCTCGTTGACGACCATTTTTATATCTGTCGGAGTTGTAATGCCACTCTGGGCAATTGGTAACTCAGTATTTGTGGGGGCCAAATCATCTGTATTTGAGGATAATAGGGCAGCTCCACCACCGCACATACATAACAATGCAATGATGGCCAAACAACCTACTAAAATATTATTATTTTTTGACTTGGAATCAGACATAAAAAATCCCCTGAGTGCCGAAAAAATAGTAACACGTAACAGCAGTAACGGCATTTTGCATTAAATACCCATAGTACATAGTGTGGGGGTATTTAAAGGAATTATCTGTTACATCTGTTACCTGTTACAGAAATACCCCTCATACTGAGTATGATCCCCCTGGGATCGACCTATTTGGAGAGGTATAAATAATCTGTTGGTAAAGTTCAAAAACTCGTTGTCACCAATTTGTTATTTTTGAGCTGAGCAAATACTTTAAGTATTAAGCGAGTTTGTCCCATTTTTGCTGAGGAAATACTTTAAGTATTAAGGAAAAAAACGAGTTTAGGGATTTTTTTGCCAGTAAATACTTTAAGTAGTGTAGGGATCAATCAGAATTTACCTTAAAAAAGATAACTCTTGTGAACTGTCCGGAAAATTTTAATGGTATCGGAGGGTAAATATGGTTGTATTTCAGCTTTGATGGTTTATAGTATTCCACAAATAGTAGTGAGTTCTTATGGATAAGTTCCATTAATGACATATTGCAGAAATACTGAAAAGGCGATATAACTTTATTATCTAATAGAAAGGGTGTTCTAATGAACCAAAATCAAGATGATTGTTCTCCTTCGTTTTCAGTCAACTGGATGCCGGACCTGGACAATGCGGATTTAATGATTTCTCTCGCTTCGGGCGAATCTGTTTTTATTCCCCTCTGTGAAAGTTCTGCTGAATATTCTGCGCGAGCAGCCAATACCCTATCAACCAGTTCAACTGGCAATCCGGCATTTAATAATGTTACACGGGGGTCATCACCGTCTGGCCTGCGATAATTAAGAACGTCATAAACCTCTAGACCCAGCTTCTTGGATAACAATGCTGCCCCATCTAAACGTGGTTTGATTCCTGCGTTTAACCAACTTGACATTGTTGTGGGGGGAACATTCAAATAGAGAGAAAAATCTTTTAATGTTTTTTCCTCATCCTGGGTGGAATTCCACTCCCTAAATTTATTTATAAGAAAATCTGAGAATTTCATAAGTCTATTATAAACAATTCTTGAAACCTCTTGACAATACGACGAGATCGTAGTAGTATATATATAACGATACGACGAAATCGTAGTATAAAAACGGAGGTGAGAGAATGAGCGAAAAAATCAAGTACGGGACCGTACTCCCACAAGAGAGCATCCAGCAAGTCCAGCAAATCGCCGGTGTGATGCGCTGGTCCCAAAGCACTGTGGTTGAGGTTGCGATTGACTGGCTGCATAAGCGGTTGATCTCCAGCCCGACCGATACAGTAACCATCAGCGAAGTTGAATCCGTCGCTGACCGGCTGTTGGGGGTGACCAATGAAGCCGCAATTAACCCCAGTTGAACGCCAGGAACTGACCGCTATCGCTCTGATAGCCGGTGCGTTTGGCGCTGCCATGCAGATGGCATTCTGGGTAACCGATCTTCTCAATTTCATTGTACGGAGATAGCGATGACTTTCTCAATCAGGGTCGATTTCAGCATCATTCTGGCCGTGTTCTGTGTACTGGCGCTGTTTGGATTTGGTTTCAATGCGCTGGTTTCGTGGATGGAACGGCGCGGGTTTGCGGATGGATATGTTTCTCTGCTGGTCGCGGTCGGGGTGTTGATTACCCTGGGCGGTGTGGCAGTGATCAGCTGGCAGTCAGCAGTGATAGCCCTGCTGTTTTTTATCGGTAGCGGATTACCCATGATTATCGGTAGTGTGGTGAGGTACATGCGACGGCGGGATCAGATGATTCAACAAATCAAACAGGAGGTGCTGGGGAAGTGAGCACAAAAGCGCGGGAGTGGCCAAACGGAGCGAAAGAGGCGCGGGACCGGGCGGCTGAGGAAGCGGTGAGAGCGCTCAGAACACTAGAGCCGATGTTGAATGATCTGACCCGCGTCGAGGATATGAGACGGATCGCAATCGCGATCAACAGCCTGCAAACAATCGCCCGCCTGCTGGAACAGCAAGGGGCACAGACAAGACCGTAAGGAGTAGGGATGAGCGTATTACCAAAGGTCATGATTTTGAATATCGCTGCTGACAGAGACAGCAACCGCGGCGTGATCGTTTGGACGGATATGCCAGAGCTGGTTAAGTGCCGTACAGCGGCGATTGCCACAGCCGAAAGCGAAGCGGCGTTTGTCCTGCGCGAATGCTATGTGTATAACCATGACGGCAGCTATGAAAATTTCCACCTTGACCTGGTCAACCGGATCATCCGTGCGGAATGGCCACAAAAAGCGCTGGCTGAGAAGTGGCTTGAAAAACGGGAAGAAAACATTGCCAAGTGGGAATTGATCAGCCCCTACAACGTTGAATTTGTACCTTTTGACCAGGCAAAGATTGATGCCGGTGAATTTACTCAATGCGGGAATGAATTTTCCCATGTCATGTTCAGACGAGAACTTTAGGAGTTTATGATGTCAAACCAATTGATGAACGATTTCGATTTGCTGAATGCGGCGATGGACGCCAAACTGCCGGAGCCGAACCGTGATTTCTGGGGCCAGGTTGACCTCAAGGTCCAGCAGGTTGCCCTGGTGAAGGGCGTGGGTAAGGTGCCGTTTGACCCCGGCATCCACAAAAGCGGTGTTACCGCCATTGATATTTTCATCTACCCGCTGGCCGAAATGGGGAACATCCCCGCGAAAGCCACTGAACGCAATCTGATCGCTGAATCCAAAGAGTGGATCAATATCACTCTGGACAGCTTGAAGAAGTTGGGTGTCAGCAGCCTGGCGCAGGTGCCCGGCAAGTATGTTCATGTGGTTGCCACCCCCACCGGTGAGACCTACGAAAAGAACGGGGAGACCCGCGAAAAGACCCAGTTCTCGTTCGTGAAGATCTTCACCAGTCAGGCAGAATGCCAGGCGGACTACTTTGCTTCCACTGGCGGACCTGCCGCTCCGGAAGCACAACCCGCGCCGGTCTATCAGGCTCCAGCTCCCGCGAACGGCGGCAACGGCAATGGCAACAACCTCAAGCGGGAAACCGCCAAGAAATTCCTGCCGGTGATTGTCGAAAATGCCTGCCGCGGTCAAACGGACCTGAACGTTATCCGTCAGACGATTGCGCTGAACCTGTCCACCATGCCGATGGTGGGGGAATTCTTCACCGCGGACAGCCCGGAGGTCATTGAATTGACTCTACAGGTCATGTCCAAGGGTGTCCAGGAACAGATCCCGTTCTAGGAGGTGTACTGTGGCAACGATGACAACCATGTCCAGCGTATGGCAGCAGATTGCCGAAGATGAGTTGATTGCGGCCTACGTGCCGGATGCGGAAATTATGAGCCATGATGAGGCTCTCCACCTGGCACTGGCCCGGGATGCTGAGGCGGCTGGGAATTTGCAGGAAGATGCACTTTTGATTGGAGCCTGCTGCCCCGGATAAGGCAGTTCTCCAAATTGGGTGGCGGTGTGGTGGGACACACAGCGCGGTACCGAGTGACTGATCAAATATCGGGCTAACAACTAACTCCCGACGCTACGACTCGAAAACTACGATCAGGGTTCAAATCCCAACACCCAACATGGATGAGTTGACTTTCTGGTTCAAAACCGACCATATAAACGGGCAGCAACCAGGGTAAACGTCTTACCAGAATGTACGTGACAGCCGGAGAGACGGCACTTAATAACTGCAAATCAGATCAGAGGTGTTATGGAAAATCAGAAATTGGAACAGGACGGCGATACACAAACTCCAACTGTAGTTAAACCGAGAAATATCCCTGTTAGTGTTGAATATTCAAATCAATTCATCATTTTGATCATTGGCAATGGTCGCTATTCATTAACCCCTGCTGTGGCCCGCGATCTTGCTTTGAATTTGCGACAAGCAGCCAACCATATCGACAAAAAAAAGTCAGTTTAATTTTTTCAGTAGATAACCTGAGGTGACCATGACAACAGCAACGATAACCGCAGTGATCATCGACAGCCGGGAACCCGACTGGGTTCAAAAACTCGCATTCGGATGCCCGTCATCGGTCACCATGCTGGATGCCGGGGATTTGCTGGCCGTGACCAGCGACGGGCACATGATCTGCGCTGAACGTAAAACCCCGGACGACCTGTTATCCACCCTGCGAGACGAACGGCTGTTCCCGCAGATGCTGAAAATCTCCGAACAGCGCCACGTCCAATTGGAACAGGGACAACGGCCTACCTGGTGGCCTTACCTGGTCATCACCGGCGCACTGGGATGCAGCAAGGCGGGAAAGGTCATCACCCCGGAGCGTGGGGAAACCGGCTGGAGTTACAGCGCACTGATGGGGGCGTTGACCACTGCTCAGGAAATGGGGATTTTTATTGTGAATTGCGGGGGAGACAGCGAATATGCCCCCTCCATACTGAGTATAGGACGGCGCGACCGGGCGGATGTCCTGCCGATTCTCCCCGCACGCCAGGCGCTGGCACTGGGAGCAAAGGAGCAATTTCTGGCATCGTTACCCGGAATCGGGGTAGAGAAATCCATAGCCCTGCTGCAATGGGGCGGAGGGAGGTTGTCGGAGGTATTGGTCGGTTTGACAGATTTGGACATTGCCTGCCCGGTTGAAGGGATTGGCAAAATCACCCGCGACCGGATCCGCGATTTTCTCGGTTTGAGGGGGAAATCCAAACTCGAATTTGTTACCAACCAGAACGGTGAATCCGAACTGGTCAATATTTTCAACTAGCGACAAGGAGATTTATTTATGGAGACAGCATTAGCAACGCAGACCACTGGATCAAGCGCACTGGGGTTTCAACGTCAGTTAACCCCGCAGATGTGGCAGATGGTGATGGAATTATCTCCGATCATCTACAAAAGCCGTTTATTTGGGGTCAGCAGCCCGGAACAGGCCGCGGTGATCATGCTCAAGGGATTTGAACTGGGGATGGGACTGACCGCCAGTTTCGAGTTTGTCCAGGTTGTTCTGGGTAAGCCGGGATTGTCCCCACGGGGAGCCCTGGCGCTGCTGGTCAATCATCCGGAAATCACAAAAATTGATGTCAAACGGTTGACCAAGACTGACGGCAGTTTCTACGGGTACGAGTGTACGATGGTCCGAAAGAACGGATTCCAGTTCACCGCACAGTTCACGATGGATGACGCCAAACGGGCCGGAGTTGTGAAAGTAGATTCGGGCTGGGCAACCTACCCTGAAAACATGTGCCGATGGCGGGCAATCGGATTTGTGGCGGATATGGTCGCCCCGGATATCATTTGCGGTATGTCGGCCATGATGAAAATGCCGGAAGAATATGGCGCAGCAATTGATGACAGCGGAAACATCATCGATGCCGTTGCGCAGCCTGCCTACACAACCCCGGCAGTCGTAGACGTGCCCCCACAGCAGCCGAAAATCAGCCTGGATGACCTGCTTTCCATGTTTGGAGCTGAGGCCATCCTGACAGCGAATGAAGGCAAAATTCCGGGGACGGATGACGAAATTGCAGCGGTTGCCGCAAAAATGGCCGGTGCAAAATGACCGCCCCAGCAATTGATCACCTAAGCTATTCCAGCATCACGTTGTATCTGGATTGTCCGGAAGCCTGGCGGCGCAAGTACATTCTCAAGGATCCGGTGAAATCCTCTCCAGCCCTGGTGGTTGGATCCGCGTTCCACGGCACGGTTGAGCGCCTGGTGCAGGTCACCGATGGGGATGTAGTCAAAATCTGGGATGAGGAATTCAAGAAAGCGACTGCGAAGGATGCCGTCGAGTGGGGTCTGGATACTCCGGAACAGCATTACAACGATGGGCTGCGGATGCTGACTCACCCAACCATCAAAACCGCGATTGCCGATATCCACCCAGGGCAAGATGAAGCCGGGTACAAAATCGAACGCAAAGTGGAGCTGCGTGTTCCGGGCGTACCGATTCCGGTCATTGGTTACATCGACGCTATTCTGGATGACGGCACCCCGGCAGATTTCAAAACGTCCAAAATGAGCTGGACAGAAGCAAAAGCCAGTGATTCACTGCAAACCCTGTTTTACCTGGCGGCGATGAACCAGATGGGAATTCCGGTCAACTGGAAATTCAAGCACCTGGTGTTCGTGAAAACCAAGGAACCAAAGTTCCAGATGCTGGAACACAGCCACAAACCGGCTGAGATTTTCTTCCTGATGGATATCGTTGCCCGGGTATGGAAGGCCATCGAGCTGGATGTGTACCCGATCAACCCGACCGGCTGGCGCTGTAACGAACAATACTGCGACTTTTTTGCCAACTGCAGGGGAAAGTATCAAAAATGAGTGAACCTTCCACCGCCCGCCAGTTTGTGCATAAGCCGTGTCCTGGACGACTGGAACGGCTGTACAACCAGCTCATTGTCCCTGCAGGGGATACCGGTATCCTCAAGGGACAGCTGGCCAAACTGGCGGGGGTGAAGGACGCAGACGGACTGCTGGCATCGTTGGAGTTTGCCGGATTTCTGGTGAGTGAAGATGATGCCGGCAGGATTTATCCGTTTTCTGGAGGTTGAAATGCAACAAACAACGCTGTTTACCGTAGGGAAGTTTCAGAAAAATCAATGCAGCGTGCGGGTCGAAAATAATGGTCTGATTGTCAAAACCCCGTTCCACCGGGTTATGGTCGATATGATCAAAACCCTGCCGAGTACAGAGCGGCGGTTTGATCCGAATGAAAAATCGTGGGTGGTCAACCCGCGGCATGAGAACCTGGTGCTGAGCTGGATTGACGCCTATTTTGGCGAACAACCCATCGTGGAACGCTGCGCGGCAGTGTCGGGAATGCCCCAGTCCAGCATGAATATTTTAGAGGTCCATTATCTGGCCACCGCGAAAGATAAGGGTGGGGATGAACGGATTGCACTGGGCATGGACGCGGGGAATACCTGGTCGTTTGTGTTCCCCGAATCGGTCCTGCGGGCGTGGTTCTGTGCGGACACCAACCCGACCGAGGCACTGACACTGTACGGCCTGCTGGGTATCCGTCAGGATGCAGCTCCGGACGCGATCAAGGCGGCATACCGGCGCATGGCGTTGACCTGGCACCCGGACCACTGCAAGGAAATCAACGCGGCGGATGTGTTCCTGCGGGTGAAGGAAGCCTATTCCATACTGAGTGACGCGGGGAAACGGGGGCGATATGACGCCGGACTGGCACTGGAACGCAGTCTGAACCGCAACAAACAGCAGGATACCGGCATCAACGATATCAGCGGTTACCGCGCCCCGCTGCGCTGCGGGATGATTCTGGCAGAGGGTGCGGTCAATCTGGGTAGATTTCACGTTACAAAAATTTTAGCCTGGGAAGACATTATTAATGGTTTTGGCCAGACACTGGTCAGCAGCTGGGTGTACGGGGATAAAACCCCGACAAAGATTTGGGCGTAAGGAGATTGAAATGGACTCGATGATGATTGATTCGGAGAAAGTAAACAAAGGGTTGGTTGCCCTGGTGGAATCGCTGAGCGCGTACATGGGTGTGGATGCTCGTGTGGAAACCCGCATGGTGGTGTTCAGTGCGTCCCCCGCATTACTCAGTATTGTAGGGCAGCTGGTAGGCAAGGATGAAATTGCGCCGGTTGTCCCCGCGCCTGAGCTGGTCCAGCCGGGGCCGCTGCAAAGCCGCATCCGGAAGGAACCGGTCAAGGTCGATGATCAGCCGGAATCTGATCGTCTTTGCTATTGCGGAAAACCCCTGCAGGGGAAAGCGAAAAGCTGCGGTGAACCAGAATGTGTCAAAAAGCAAAAAGCCGAGTACATGAAAAATTACTGGGCGGAATATTCGAAGAAGAACAAGCCCGGCAAAGCGGTTGAATCGGTCGAAAAAGAAGACGAAGACCCCGCCCCTTTCGACCCGTCCGAGAAAAAAGCAGGTCAACCATAACCGCGAAATACAAATGCCTGTTGTGCGGGAAGCCATACAAATTTTGCACTTGTACCTGCACCTGGTGCGGGAAACCGCTCTACAGTCAGGATCAATACGGTGAATGGAATCATCACATCTGCGGCAATCGCAGAGTAGCGAATGTGAGGTAAGAAAATGGGTATCAGGACGATTGATAACATGACATTCGGACGAATGAAAGCGACGATTCAAATTCTCAGGGGAGAGATTGAATTTTTGCGTGAGGAGCTTGCGGATCACCTTCATACTGGGGAACTCAGCCAGGCATCCGAGTTGGATCTAAGAGACGAGAAAAAATGCCTGATTGAGGAAGTTGGCGAACTGCGGGTTAAGCTGGCTGAGGCTGAGCAGCGGATTGCCGAACTGGAATCAGGCGATGATGGAATCACCTCAGCCTGTGATGAGATGTTGGCCGCGCTGGAGGCGAAAGTCGCGGCACTGGAAGCAGCTGGCTGGCAGAAACCGGGGACTACTGCCCCCGTCACCGGCAATTATCTGGAACTGGGAGAATTCAGCAACGGCATCCGCGGGTACATGATGGTCCACCGGCGACAGGCGGGGTATGTATTTTTTACCCGGCATATCTACATTCCGGAGAGCGTGGAGGTGCAGGGATGAGTGTCATTACTGAGTTATCCAATGTCTATCTTTCCATGCTGGAAACAGTAAGCACTGAATTGGCAACGGCGCGGGATCGGATCGGTAACCTGGAACGGATGGTTACTGATCGTGATACACAGATCGTGTACTTACGAGAGGATGTTATCAAGGCACAGAATAAAGGTATTGAATGGTATCCAAAGAGTGAAAAACCGGAGCGGTGGCCGGTGTTAGTTGAATACCGAGACGTATGCGAGGACCGTTCGATAGATGTATTTGACGGCGAAATGCCACCTCTTGTAATTCGTTGGTGCTATATCCCAGAGGTGTCAAAATGAGCGACAAAATCACCTGCCCGGTTTGCGGGGAAGAGATGGAAAACATGGATCACTATGACGGTGAGCTGTTTTATTCATGCTCAAACGGAAATTGCTCCATGCACAGTTGTTTAGCGTCTGAATCTGAATTGGAGCTCCGTCCAGTTGATACAGCCCTGCGAGAACGCATCGTCGAGCTTGAAGCCTATTGTGACAAGCTGGCAGCCGGTCTGCCTGAGGGAATGTTGCCGAAGGATGTTGAAAACCTGCGTGAGGCAAACGCGATAATGGCTCAGCAGGTACACGATTTGAAGGCGCGGGTGACGTGGAAGCGGGCACTGAAAGTGACACCGCCGCTGAATTGCTTTGTTTTGGTAAAAGATTGGCATGGCATCATAAAAACTTTGTTTGAAAAATCAGGAGACCAGATTTTATACTTGACCAGCGATGGATGTGGATATCACAGAACCACGTCTAATACCTGCTGGACTGAATATCCTGACATGCCAGAGGTGCAACCATGACCGTCAAATGCCGAATATGTTGGTTCAAACTGGCACCGATGGAAGACGACCCGTGCGCAGTTTGCGACGGAACAACGCACTTCGTCTATGAATTAGATGACCGTCCCTGTGAATCATGTGACAACAAATCACTGGATACAGACTCTCCATCATGTAAACACTGCTGGCGTGGGGACCAGTACAAAGCGAAACCTGTTGAGGTGAAATCATGAAGAAAATCCTTTTCATCTGTGTTCTGATTGCCGTAGTCGGGCTGCTGGCGTACTACACCCTGATAGGACTGGCGTGGACGCTGGTCGGGCAGCCGGTGGGGATTGTCCAGGTAGAAAACGACCTGACACCCCTGCCGCTGCCAGATGGACTGGCGGTCAATCTTCCGGATGTTGGGTATCGGTATCTCAACACGCCGGTCATCATCAAAGCAACAACCGATGTGCCGGATGCCAAAGAAACGGGGTTACGGCCCGCGGGATGCTGGCAGTATAACGAACAAAACGCCTGGTGGATCCGAGAGACGTGTGAGGTGAAGAAATGACAGACAGCAAATCAATCGTAATTGGCAGTGTTCGCCAAATTGCCAACCAGACCGGAAAAAGCCTGGCCGAGACCTTCATCGGTGTGGATTGCGTCATCGTGGTGGACACATCCGGAAGCATGGACCGAAACGACAGCCGGGGCGGGAAATCCCGCTATGCAATCGCCTGTGAGGAACTGGCGGGGTTACAGGCGAACATGCCGGGTAAAATCGCGGTTATCGCGTTCTCATCTAATGTTCTATATTGCCCGTCCGGTGTTCCAACCTATTTTGGAGGAACAACCGATTTGACCGGAGCGTTGAAATTCGTGCGGGTAGCGGATACACCGGGGATGCGCTTTATTGTCATCAGCGACGGTGATCCGGATGATAGTCTGGGAGCGTTGACGGAAGCCAAGAAGTTCAAAAACAAAATTGATACGATTTATGTCGGTCCAGAAGGAGACCGCTCTGGTTGGGAGTTTTTACAGCACCTGGCAAAAGTCAGCGGCGGACAGGCTGTTACAGCCGACCGGGCGAAGGAACTGAAAGCAAACATCGAACAGATTCTGTTGCACGCATAGCAGGTAAACCATGACACTGCTGAATACATTGTTGAATTCGGGGATACTGCCCCATGATGCACAGATTCTGGCCAACGAGTTTGGATCCGTGCCCGAGGATCTGTTCCTGGACGGGTTGGAGACGATTGCCCGGCGCCTGGCGTTCAATGAGCCACCCGGGCTGGTCGTTCCCCCGTCCGAGCCATGGGCGACTGTCCACCAGTCTATGCTGCTGATCGGAGACCCGGAAACCGCGTTTCTAACCGCGCTGGCAACCTGGTCAACCCCGGTACAGGTGGCGCTGAGCGGAGCGGTCAACGTGCGCAAGCGGGATCTGCTGGCATGGCAGAATCAATCCGCATTACAGCCTGGCAAGCGCAAAAAGACAGCGGATTACCTGAAAATCATGCGCAATCTGGGTTATAAATTTGCAACGAACATCTGCACCAACGATATCGAGGTGAACGGCGAACCGATCACCGACAGCCGGGCAGCAGAAATTCGGGGCAAGTTACGAGATGCTGGAGTATGGGAGGTAAACGTGGCTGAAGATGTATATATGGCGGACGCCTGGCAGCACCGCTATCATGCGATTAAAAATTACCTGATGGGTCTAAAATTCGAGGGGGGAGACCCGATTACCGAGGTCGGCAATTGTTTCCAGGACGAGTACGGCATGTTCCAGACATGGCTGCGCCGGTGGTTAATTGGCGCTGTGGCGCGGGTGATGGCAGGGGAGCAAAACCGGGTGCTGGTCCTGGACGGTGCCCAGGGTATCGGCAAAGACTATTTTGCCCGCTGGTTATGTTCCAGCCGGTCGGAATATTTCTACGAGGGACCAATCATGCCGGATGATAAGGACTGCCGGTTACGGCGCATGTGGACGTGGATCTGGGATGTGACCGAGTTCGGAGCCACCAGCCGACGGGCGGACCGCGACGCGCTGAAGGCATTTATTACTACTCAAGAAGTTCGGGACCGCAAACCCTACGGACGGTACGATATCCGGGGGACGGCAATGAGTTCGTTTGTGGGAACGGTCAACAACGAGATCGGCATCTTGACCGACCCGACCGGCAACCGGCGATTCATGATCTCCCATCTACTCAGTATTGATTGGAGCTACACCCGGATTGATGTGGATCAGCTCTGGGCGCAGGCCTACGAACTGTACATGAGCGGGGAATCGTGGAACCTGGTGGGCGCTGAGCTTGTCCGGGCGGAGGAAATTAACGAATACTACCAGACGGTGGACGTGGTCGAGGAGACGATCAAAAAACTGTTCACGATTGACCCGGCCAACACAACCACCTGGTTGAGTACGGTGGATATTCTCGAAACCCTCAAAGACCCGATTCGGGGCAATCTGCGGGCGGGGACTGAGGTGGACGCCAGACGGTTAGCGGCTGCATTAACCAAGATGGGGTTGGGGAAGCCTGGCCAAAGAAAGGTTAATAGTCAGATTGTTAGAGGCTATTATGGTATTCAGAAAATGCCAACTATCCCATAGAGAAAGGATTTGGTTAACAGGTAACAGCATTAACATCAAATTCCATTAAATACCCCTACAGTATATAGGGTGGGGGTATTTAATGCAAAATGCCGTTAATGCTGTTAACCGTTACCTTTTTAGGAGCTGAAATTATGACGATTTATCAACAAGCCTTAAGTTTTGTCCTGTGCGGCATTGGTGTTATCCCGGTGCGGTATAAGGATAAGAAACCCGATCTAAGCAAAATACCTGGGTGGGAGGCCTATAAAACTACCCTGCCAACACAGGCGGAATTGGAACAGTGGTTTTTGCACTCGCAGTTAAATAACTACGGAGTTTTAGCTGGTTGGACCGGGTTGACGATTTTGGATTTTGACGACGCCAGTGAATATCTGCGCTGGCAGTCATGGTGTACGAAAGTGGGCGGGCAGGCTGGTTATGTTTCCCGGTTTGCGTTTCAAGTTTTGACCAGTCGGGGAGTGCATGTGTATATCCGTCTCCCACACCAAGAACGAAACCGAAAACTTGGTGATAAAGGCAAACTTGAAATCAAAGCAAATGGGTATGTTTTAGGCCCAGATTCAACCCACCCAAGCGGAGCGGTTTATACGCCATTGCGGGATGTATGGAATTTTCCGATGGTGGACGCGCTGAGTGATGTTCTTCCAACGGCATTGTTGATTCAGGATGCGGCAAAAGTAACCAATACTCAGTCACAACCGGCAGCTCCAGCTCAGCCGGTGGATCCATGGGCGGCGGCGATGAACCCGAAACTGTATTCGACCAAAAACAGCAGCAGCGGGGATGACCTGGTGACGACCATCCGCAAGCATTTCAAGTGTGAGGATTTTTTGGCTGATATGCGCCAGAGTGGATCTCACTGGATGGTGGGGTTGTGTCCGCTGCATGATGACCAGTCGTCTTCTTTCTGGTTGGACACGCAGAAACAAATCTGCGGGTGTTTTGCGGGGTGTACGCCCAAGCCGTTGGATGTGATCAACCTGTACGCCAGGCTGAACGGGTTGACGAATGTGGATGCGATTCATGCGTTGGGGATGCTGTTACCCTAATACTGAGTAGGTAAAAGTCCGAACTGAAAATGAGGTATTTTATGGCAGAAGAAATTATCAGATGCAAACGATGTGGAAACGAACTGGGCCGGGCCATAATTGTGGATAAAATCGAGCTGTTTGAATATGGTGGGTTGATATTGCGTGAAGCCCGCGGGCGCTGTAAAAATTGCGGGGAGCCGTTTTACTACTCGGTCTCTGACCGGGCGCTGGAACAGCTGCTGAAAACGATGGTAAATGTGGAGGTACATGAATGAATGATAGCGATTATCTTCTCGCGCTTGAAAGTGCAAAGAAAATGGCGGTGCAGCATGGGAAAACAACCTATGTTTTTGACGATCAGAATATTGTTATCACAAATGGATTCAACGATGACGATAACATAAAAATGTTTGGAAAACTTGTTTTGATTGCCACTTGTTCTCCTGATGGGAACGTTGATCTGCGGGGGAAACTTGCAGAAATCAAGAAGCAGGGTGATGAAACAAATTATGATCATAATTGTTTAGCATGAACGCTGTGCACCCCGTTCTTACCAGTCTGTTCCCGTAGAGTCTTAAGTGGGAACACCCTGACAGGGGTTGGTATAATAGAGTTAATCACATATTGGGATTCCGGAGTTTACCGCCCGGCGTATAGCCAGAAATGGAATGCGCCGGGATTTTGTTTTTAACGATAGAGGTATGAGTGGTAAGGCCAAAAGGGTTGACGAACAGGCAGCAGTTATTTATCGAATATTATCTTCAAAGCTGGAACGCCTGCGACGCGGCGCGGAAAGCGGGGTTCAGGCACGCTGACAACCTGGGTGCCCGGCTGGTCAAAAATCCGGATATTAAAACGGCGATTGACGAGCGGATGAGATCCATCCAGATGCAGACGGATGAGGCACTGGTGCGCCTGACACAGATGGCGCGGGGCAACCTGGCAGATTTCATCACCATCGAGCAAATACCGCTGAACCGGCGCGGAAAACCAGTGCTGGATAGTGCCGGCAATCCAGTCATGGGGGAGACAGTCAAGGTCAATTTTCAGGCAGTCCGGGAGCGCGGGTATCTGATCAAATCGCTGACCTATGACCGCTCCGGGAATCCAAAACTGGAGATGTACGACGCCCAGGGCGCACTGGTCCAGATTGGCCGGGCGCATGGGCTGTTTACCGACCGGGTAGAGGACGTGAAAACCCCTCAGGTAGTTTTGTACATGCCGGATAACCAGCGGGATACCCCAAAACCTGAGTTACCAGGGGAGCCACATGAGTGACAGCATCCGTCCCCAGGCAGGACGGCAAGAGCAGTTTTTATCCACCCCGGCTGATATCGCCATCTACGGCGGGAGCGCGGGCGGTGGAAAAACATGGTCCCTGCTGATTGAACCGTTGAGACACATGAGCAACGGCAATTTTGGCGCGGTCATATTCCGGCGTTCGTATCCGGAGATAACCAACGAAGGCGGCCTGTGGGATGAGAGCAAGCGAATCTATTCCCAGCTCAACGGGCGGGATGTAAAGGGAGACCTGTACTGGCGTTTTCCGAGCGGGATGCGGGTATCGTTTGCGCACCTGCAGCACGAGGACACGGTGACAGACTGGCGCGGGGCGCAGATTGCGCTGATCGAATTCGACCAGCTGGAAACGTTTACCCAACATCAATTTTTCTATATGCTCAGCCGAAACAGAACCATGTGCGGCGTGCGGCCCTACATCCGGGCGAGCTGCAACCCGGAGCCGGGCTGGCTGGCCGACTTTTTGAGCTGGTGGATTGCGGAGGACGGTTACGCGGATCTATCCCGTGCTGGACAGGTGCGCTGGATGGTCCGGCGAGGGGATGACCTGTACTGGGGTGATTCCAGGGATGAAATAGAAACGCGGTTCGGTGTGGACTGCGGCGCGTTGTCGGTGACGTTCATCCCTGCGACCGTGTTTGACAATAAAGTGCTGCTGGCCAGCAACCCGGGTTACCTGGCGAACCTGCGATCATTGCCACTGGTGGACCGTGAACGGCTGTTGGGGGACAGCGCCAGAGGTGGAAACTGGAAAATCAAGCCCGCGGCGGGCAAAGTTTTCAACCGGGCGTGGTTCAGGGTTGCCGATTCCATCCCTGCCGGTGGCGTGGTGTGCCGGCGTTGGGACTTTGCCGCGACGGAAAAGCAGCTCAACAAATCCGACCCGGATTACACGGCCAGTTGTTTGATGCTCAAAGCGGACGGTGTTTTTTATGTGCTGGATGTGACCGCTGAACAACTGCCGCCCAGCAAGATTGACAGCTATTACGAAAACATCACCCGGCAGGACGCGGCGCGGTGCAAGCTGGAAAAGCGGCAATATTTGTCCAGGTGGGAGCAGGAGCCGGGGAGCGCTGGCAAGCGGGAGAGCTGGCGAATGACCAAGCGAATGGCGGGGATTGATGCCAAGGGGATCGCGTCCAACCAGGACAAACTGGTGCGAGCCAAACCGCTGGCCACCCAGACCGAGACGGGCAACGTGTATCTGCTGCCGGGCGCATGGAATGAGCGGTTTCTGACCCACATGCACGGACAGCCGGAACTGCCGCACGATGACATCATGGACGCGGCAGCCGGTGCGTTTGAAGATTTGACCCACGCTGTTGTCCGCAGCGCGAACAGTTATCAGGGATAAAAATAGAGGTAGGAAATGAGTGACTTAAAAAAAGCGTTCGATGCCATCACGGCCAAACAGAAACCGCTGACCCAACTGATCAACTATTACCACGGCGAACAGCCGATGGTGTACACCAGCAAACGCCTGGTGGATGTATTCGGCAGTGCCATGGAAGACTTCACCGAGAACTGGTGCGGGGTCGTGGTAGACAGCATCAAGGAGCGGATGACCCTCAAGGCGTTTGACGCTGGCGCTGCCCAGGCTACGCTGGATAAAATCATTGAGGCCAACCAGCTCTATCTGGAGGCTGCCGACCTGCACGAGATGGTACTGGCTGCCGGTCATGCCTATCTGCATGTCTGGGACGAAGGCAACGGGGTAGAAATTTACTTTAATGACCCGAGACAGTGTGTTATATTCTACGACCCGCAACGCCCGCGGATACGGACCTACGCGGCCAAACTTTGGACGGATGAACGGGCACACATCACGCTGTATTACCCCGACCGGTTTGAATACTACATCAGCCGGGGAAAAGGAACGGATGTAACTGAAGCTGGAGCGTTTGAACTGGATACCAGCATCAGCGAGACCGGAACGGCGGTCAATGAAACTGGCGGCATCCCGCTGTTTGAGTTCTGCGGCAACCGGCAGAAGAAATCTGATCTCTCCAATGTGATCAAAATCCAGAACGGGATCAACAAACTGCTGGGGGATATGATGGTGGCGGCAGAGTACGGCGCGTTTCGACAGCGCTGGATTATCAGCAATTCGGATATCACTAAATTGAGAAACGCACCCAACGAAATCTGGAATCTACCGGGTGGGGATGGGGTTGGCCAGCAGACGCAGGTGGGCGAGTTCAGCCCAACAGACCTGGGCAACTACCTGAACGCCATCGACCGGCTGGCAGGAGATATCGCCAGGGTAACCCGATTGCCGAAGCACTATTTCTACAGCCAGGGCGGGGATCCGAGCGGTGAGGCGCTGATGGCCATGGAGGCCCCGTTGATCAAGCGAGTGAAATCCAGAATCGAACGGATTGAACCCACCTGGCAACAGGCAATGGCGTTTGCGCTGCAATGCGCAGGGATTACCGGTGAGGCCAAACCCATCTGGGACTCGGTTGAGAGCGTCCAGCCAGTGACACAGGCAGACATCCGGGTAAAGAATAAATCTGCCGGCATTCCACTGCGCAGCACCTTACGCTGGGAAGGGCGGAGTGATCAGGAGATTGCCGACGTGGAAGCGGATATCGTTGCCGAACAAACCGCGGCGAACAGCAATCTGGCCAAGGCACTGCTGGAACAGCAACGGCAGTTTGACCAGGGGAATGTTGACCAGGGGAACGGGGTTGTATGAGCAGCGGCAGCACCCCGCAGGTGATCGCCCGGCTCAACGAGTTCCGGAGTGAATTGAACGCCGGGGAAATCAGCCAGTTCGGTGAGATGACCCGGCGCTGGCGGGATGTGGAGCGCGGGATGACCGACAAGCTGCAGCTGCTGCTGGATGATATTGCCGCCCGGCAGGCACGCGGGGAGACTGTCAGCCAGTCCAAATTATTCCAGATGGAGCGTTACCAGGCACTGCTGGCACAGACCCATACTGAGTATAAAAGTTACAGCCGGTGGGCGGCGGAGATGATCGAGCGCAAACAGGGGGATTTGGCCGCGTTTGGCATCCGGTCGGCAACGGACCTGATTCGGGCGCAGTACATGGACGCGGGGATGGTCGGAGCGCGGTTTGATATCCTGCCGGTGGAAGCGATCAACGCAGGAATCGGGTTTGCGGCGGACGGCACTCCATTGAAAAAGTTATTGACTGACCGGTATCCGGATGCAGCAGCAGGGATGACCCGGCAAATTATCGACAGCCTGGCGCAGGGAATCAACCCGCGGGAGACCGCGCGGTATCTGAATGCGTTGGGGGCGGGGTTACAGCACAGCCTGGTGGTGGCACGAACCGAACAGATTCGGGCGTACCGGCAGGCAACCAGCGAGCAGTACAAAGCGAGCGGGGTGGTAAAAAGCTACCGGCGCAATGCAGCAAAACAAGAAAGAACCTGCCTGGCGTGCCTGGCATTGGATGGGAAAATACAGGCGACCGAGGATCTGTTTGAAAACCATCCGTGCTGCAGGTGCTTTATCACGCCGGTGATTGATGGTCTACCACCGGTGGAGGTGGAGAGCGGGGCGGCGTGGTTTGCCCGGCAGGATGACGCTACACAAAAATCGATGATGGGGGAGGAACGATTTGCGGCATGGAAGGACGGCCAGTTTGGGTTCGGAGACCTGGCAAAGGTGCATGAGCATGAAGTATGGGGTCCAACGGTGGGGATTACACCTTTGAGCGAGCTGGTGGCAGGTAAATAAAAAAATCCCCCGGAAAACCGGGGGTGATTGTTATTATTTGTCTTTTTTATTTGATAACGCCTGTCCACTTTGCCGCGCCGTTGCGGATCAGATAGGAAACCAGTTCGCTCCATGAACCATTACCTTTGACAAACGCCGTTACCTCGTGCCATTTCCGGGCTGCATCCTGTACCATGATCTGAAACCCCCAGCGGCCATCGGGGAGCTGGCAGATGTTAAAATATTTGTTGTCTTTAGTGCGCCAAGTTTGGTACGCGCCGGTTTTGCACAACGTATCCCGGATTGCCTCGGCGTCTGTGCCGTGTCTAATCACAGCGTGTTCGTGCTGGATGACTCCGGGGAGCGCAGCAAACACTGCATTGAGTTCGCTTTGCATGGATATATCCCACGCGGCGGTTTGTGCGATTGGCAAAATTAACACCGCCACAGCCAGCAAAATCAATCCAACGAATGAAACTTTGATGGTCGCGATGGTGTTTGGCATTTATTCCTCCTGTGCTAAACTTTTGATCACAAAAATAAAATCTTCCATGGTCATCTGGTCGGTCGAACCGGCCACGGCCCGGAGCATATCGATGGTTTGTTCGTCCTTTGTACCGCAAACCGCCTGTGTGTTTGCAGCATCCCGTGTCTCGTCAGTCACATGACCGACAAGAATCAAGTCCAAAAAAGCCTGCCATAAAATTTCCATTGTTACTCCTATTCGCGTATATCCCCAGGTGCGGGGAAGGTTGCTTTATTTCTTCGGTCTCCCTGCTTTGCTCCGCTGCACCCCTACCAGGTCCGCTCGTTTGATAAGCAGCAGTCGCTTACCAACTCTCTTTGCGGGTAATTTTCCGGTCAGGACCATTCGCCGTACTCCTGAGTCTGTTATACCCAACAGCGCGGCTACCTCAGCGGTTGTTAAAAATCCATGCCGTCCGTCCGTGCTTTATCTTCTTCGTCAAGCTGTTTCATTCATTCCTCCTTATTTGTTTGATGTATCTATAATATCACGTTAGCGTGATATATACAATCCCCCAATATATAAAGCGGCGAAAATATTATTTAATGTTCTATTGTTCTATTTTTGGGATAAAAAAAAGGGCAGCCTGGGGAGCTGCCCGACCGACAAAGGAGATCTCAGGACAGAGACGCTGCTGAAACAAGAGACGAGATCAGTATAGCACGGGGGGCAAGGGAGGCTCAAGGGAATGAGATTAGGATCATAATTGGACACATCCCTTACAGCCCATGTTATACTGAGTATATAACTGAATAGGGAATTTGGAGTTTACCGCCCAAGATGCACAGATGTGTGTCGGGCGGTTTTTGTTTTTAACTTACTGTTTGGAGGGCGTATGAGTTGGTTATCGTTAGACGTTATCAAAACTGTTATTGGTCCGCAGATTGCCGCATTGATCGGTTTGATCGCTCTGCAGGTGCTGCTGGCCTGTGCGCTGGCGGTCCGCCAGAAGAAATTTGCCTGGAGAAAACTGGCAGATTTTTACCGTGTCATGGTCCTGCCGATGCTGATCGGCTGGCTGGGATTTGTTGTCCTTGCCCGGCTGGCGAGTGAGGCCATTCTGGGACCGGAGTACGGCATGTTGGCAGGGAATATGGTGAGCTGGTTAGCCTGGCTGGCAGTGGTCGCGAGTTTAGGCGGGCGGATTGTTGATACAGCCAAGGAATTATACGGCAGCCGGTTACCGTTCACTGCGGGCAGTGGAGATCCGAAATAATGAGCGCACTGCCACCAGCCAGTATCTGGCTGCAATTCACCATTATCGCAATCATCGTGCTGGTCATTTCCCTGCTTGGGATTGGTTTGTACAAAGGCTGGAAGGAATTCACCGACTGGCTGACCAAACAAAATTCGCTGAGGGAAAAAGAACGCCAGACCCAGCGCGATTGGGAAAGCGCAGAGCAAACCAAGCGCGAACTGGCACAGGATAAACGGGACGAGGTCTGGAGAGCCTATTTCACAAAAATGCAGACTGCCCAGGATGAACAACGGGCCGAGGACCGCAAAATTCTCGGTGAACTGGTCACCACGATGAAGGAACACGACAACTGGGCACGGAAAACATTGGGACGGTTTGAGGTCGTAGAGGGTGAGACGCCCATCACGATTAAGCGACGGAAGTAGGAGGCGAGATGCCGGACGGAAACAATCAGCAACAGCAACAAAATGATGAGCAAAAACAGCAGCAGCAAAATCAACAACAGCAACCTGCTGGCTTCGAGGCCTGGTTATCCAAACAGGATGATGCTGTCAAGCAACTTTATGAAACCCATACGCATGGGTTGAAAAACGCGTTGGATACTGAGCGGTCCACACGGGCGGATCTGGAAAAACAGGTGAGAAACCTGGCTAAAAGCGCAGAGGCGGGAAGCCAGACGCAAACCCAGTTGACCCAGTTGGCCGACAAACTCAGTATGGTTGAGCGTCAGAATCAGTTTTATGAGTCGGCCATGGCTCCGGAGATCGGGGTCAAAAACCCACGGCTGGCGTGGATTGCGGCGCAGGACGCAAAACTGATCGGTGATGACGGCAAAACGGATTTCAAGAAACTCAAGGAGCAGTTCCCTGAGCTGTTCGCAGAACCGCAAAAACCCCCACCCGCAAAGGGAAATGGGGGAAATGGTGCGGGCAATAATGCCGGGGCGTTTTCGATGGATACCTTCATTCGGAATCAAGCCGGAGTTAAAGGTTAAGAGGAGTGTGAATTATGCCTTATGACAATGTAATCAACCGGACTGATGCAGCCGGTACCATCCCCGTAGAAACCTCGTTGGAACTGATTAACACGGTTGCCAACGAATCCAGTCATGTGATGCGTCTCGGACGCCGGCTGCGGGATATGACCGTGTACGAAAATGATATGCCGGTGCTGAGTGCGCTGGCCACCGCTTACTTCCCGGATGGTGACACCGGTCTGGTACAGACCACGGAAACCAACTGGGAAAACGTCAAAGTTTATGCAAAAGACCTGGCGGTTTTAGTTCCCATCCCGAAGAACGTGCTCAACGATGCCCGGATTCCGATGTGGGACTCGGTCAAGCCGATTCTGGCGACCGCTGCCGGTAAAGCCATCGACAACGCGATTCTGTACGGCACCAATAAACCGGCTGCCTGGCCGACCGCGATTGTCACCGCGTCTCTGGCCGCTGCTCACAACGTATCCATTGCCGGGTTCCCTGACCTGTATGACGCCATCCTTGGCGAATCGGGTGTGTTCTCGAAGGTTGAAGTGGACGGGTTTGGTGTGACCGGCGCGATTGGTGCCCTGACCATGAAGGGCAAACTGCGCGGATGCCGTGACAGTGAAGGTCAGCCGATTTTCACCAAGGATCCGGCTGTTGCTGCCCAGTACAACCTGGACGGTTCACCGATCTACTTCCCGCTCAACGGAGCCGGTTCTGCCACCTACCCGCTGATCGTGGGTGACTGGTCGCAGTTGGTGTACGCCATGCGTCAGGATATGGAATTTGAAGTGTTCACTGAGGGCATCATTCAGGATGCCGCGGGGAACATTCTCTACAACCTGCTCCAGCAACGGATGGCCGCGATCATGATGACCATGCGTCTCGGTTTCGCACTGCCGAACCCGATCAACTGGGTGAACAGCGACAGCGCTACCCGGTATCCGTTCGCTCATCTGACTGCCTAACAGGAGGTCTGTTATGGGTTTGTATCCAAAAAATCTGAATGAATATGTGGCTTCCATGGGTATCCCGCGGGGGCCGTTATCGAAAGTCTACCTGGTAGACCCGGTCAACGGGTCCGACAGCAACAGCGGCACGAACTGGGGGGCACCCCTTAAGACGTTGACCGCGGCTGAGGATCTGTGTGTTGCCGACCGGCATGACGTTGTTTTGTTCCTGGCCGGTGACACTGCGGATAACCCCGCGGCTGCCATTGCCTGGGACAAAGATTACACCCACCTGATTGGCGTTGGCTGTGAGTTACCCGGTGTTGGCCAACGCTGCCGGGTTGTGGGCACCTCCGCGCTGGACCTGAGCCAGGTGATCACCGTCAGCGCCAACGGCTGTATTTTCAAGAACATCCAGTTCTACAACGGAAACGACGCGGCTGCCGATTCAGGCGCTGCCATTGTCTCCGGGGGCCGGAACCTCTTTGAAAATTGCTTTTTTGCCGGTATGGCCCATGCCACTCCGGGCGCGCGGGCGGGCTGCTACTCGCTGAATGTCAGCGGGGAGGAAAACGTATTCAAGCGCTGTTCGATTGGTCTCCAGACCATCATCCGCGCCCAGGCCAATACTGAGCTGCTGATCAGCGGCACTGCATGTTATCGCAATAAATTCATCCAGTGTGAACTCCTGAGCTGGTCCGTGACTGCCGGAAAACTGCTGGTGAAATTCGCAGCTGCTTCTGTGCCGTGGACTACCCAGTTTGAGGACTGCCTGTTCAACAATCTGGACATGAGCGCAGGCGGGGCGGACGGCGCGAGCATCGATAACGCATTTGGCGACAGTTCGAGCGCAAAACACCAGGTGATTCTGCGCGGCAAAAACCAGTTCGTTGGTTGCACCGGCGTTGCCGATACGCTGACCAACATCTGGAGCGCTGAACCTGTACCGGCAACCGGATTCGGTATCTCGGTCAACCCGGCTGCTTAACCATCAAAATTGGGCGGGGTGAAAATCCCCGCCAGGAGTACCTATGACTGCAACTATTTTAGAGAGCAAAGGCAGACTGGCGATCCAAATCACCGGTGAAAACGATACCGATGCTGCGGGTCTGGCCAACGTTGCCAATCCTGAGGGCGTTGCCCTGGTGATTACCAAGGCGGTCGTGCTGGTCAACACCCCATCAACCGGCGCTGCAACCCTGGGCATTGGATGCGGGGCGAGCGGTGCCAGTGTCACCACCCTGTTCAGCGCATTGACCGTCAACGGGGCGATCACCGGCAAAGCCTATAACGGCCTGAATCCAGCGGCCAACGCTGAGCTGGATGTGTGGGGCGCGAGCGAATATCTGACTGTAACCGGGTCCGCAGATACGTCCGGTCTGGACGCTACCCTGTACCTGGATTACGTCCACGCATAAGTGGGAGGGGATGAGATGACAGCGACAGCAGCACAAATCAGCCAGTTGCGCCGGATGGTCGCAGAAATTGGCAGTGGAACGTACAGTGACACCGAACTGGGTGAAGCGATTGAGCGTTACCCGGTGATGGATGAGCACAATGAATTACCGGTAGTGGGTGGAGAAATCAACACTGTCTGGGAAGCAACCTACGATTTGAACGCTGCTGCCGCTGACATCTGGACCGAAAAGGCCGGCAATCTGGCCAACCAACACGACTACAGCGCGGACGGCGGGAACTTCTCGGTCAGTCAAGCGTATCAGCAGGCCATGCAGATGGCCCGGCATTACCGTTCCCGGCGCAAACCGGCCACCATCAGCCTGATCACGGATGTGCAATCATGACGTTTGATGAGCGTACCCTGACATGGATGCGAGCAGCGCAAACAACCCACATGCAGGACGAGTGTTACCTGGTGCGGTTTGTGGAGACAGGCGCAATCGATGCCTGGGGACAGCCGATCATGACCAACACAGAGACCTACAGTCAGTGCGGGTTGAAACTACGACGGAGCTGGAGCGGGATGGGTGATGCGCAAGTTGAAATGATCGACGGAGAATTGCGGCTCCCCTCCAATACTGAGTTATCACAGATTGACCATGTACGGGTTATCCGGCGATATGGCGAGGATCCAGCGCAAGAGCTGACGTTCGAACTGGCCGGTGAACCCAAAGCGGGGCCGACCGGTATCCTGGTGGATGTACGCTACCGAGGCAGGACAGGAGCGGTGTGATGGCCGATGTAGATGTAGTTGTTACCTTGCGATTGTCTGAGGTGCTGTTAGAAGTGCAAAACGCCACCAACGAGCTGCTGACCAAAGCAGCGCTGCGGGTGGAGGAATACGCAAAACTCAACATCCGGACGAACGATCAGATTGATACCGGCTTCATGGTCAACAGCATCTACACGGTGACCAGCGACCAATCCGGATATGGATCTGCCAAGGCGAACGCTGAGGCACAGAAAACCAATCGAGACGGCGAGGTTATTGATCACGAGGGTGACATGAGCGATGAGGTTGCCCTGGCTCCCGGCGCGGTTGCCGGTGTGGTGGTAGGCGCGAAATACGCCATCTACCAGGAAGATGAAAAGCCGTTTCTGTATCCTGCCGGTGAGAAAACCGCGGCAGATATGCAGCAGTTGGGTAACCAATCGAGTGTGACCGGAGTGTACAAATGATTGATGTTGTTGCCCTGGTGCGAGATGTGACCATCCGCGAGACCCTGATCCGGCAAACGTTTGCGGAGCGGGTGTACGGCGGACATCTGCCACCCCAAAAAACGGCAGCGGATATGCCGATGCTGGAAATCCGACAACGGGGTGGGCGGTTGGACTACTCCAGCCGGGTGTATCAGGTCAGTATGCAGTTCAAGGCCTACGGGGCCACTGAACAAGCGGCAATGACTGCCGGGCGGAGTGTGGTGGATGCGCTGAATGACAAGCAGCATGTACACAACACCGTATTGTGGTCACGGCTGGAGGAAGGCACGATGCCCACCACGCTGCAGGAACCAGATACCGGCTGGTGGTTCTGTCTGGTGTTTATCCGATTTTTTATCAAGGAGTTGTAACTATGGCATACGCGAGTGCAGTTGCCTTAACAGTGAGTGAAATTAGCCGGGCGGGAAAAGCGTCTGAAAAGCCGCTGGTTACCCCGACCGCGACCCACGGAAATAAACTTTTGAACGACGGGAAAACCTTCCTGTATGTGATCAACGGCAGTGCCGCAGATATCACTGTAACCGTGGAAGCGCCAGGGAGCGTGGACGGGCAAGCGATTGCCGACCTGGTTGTGACCGTCAAAGCGACCGGGGATGCCAACGGCCTGGACAAGCAATTTATTGGACCGTTCACCAACACGTTCAATCAGAGCGATGGGTATGTGTGGGCGGTATTTTCGGCAGTGACCACCGTCACTACTGGGGCGTTCCGACTGGCGAACGCATAGGAGGATGGTATGGCAAATGTTGTGAGTGACATTATTTTGACCCCGGCGAAGATTTACAAATCCGCGCTGGGAACCACCGCACCGGCTGACAGTGTCGCTGCAGATGGCGCATGGCCCGCGGGCTGGACGCTGTTGGGCTGGCAGGAAACCCCGTTGAGCGCAAGTTATACCTGGGAAGAACTGGAATCCGATATTCAAGAAAGCCTGGCCCCGGTCAAGCGCTTCAAAACTAAAGAGGAACTGGTCCTCGAAACCACCCTCAAGGAACTGGATATGACCCAGTTGGGATTGGCCTGGAATGGGACTGTGACCCCAACCGCGGCATCAAGCGGAGTGTACGGCAAGGATGAGCTGACCATGGGCGGCAGCGCTGCCATGACTGAATATCAGTTCGGAATTGAGGGCAAGTATGTGGATGAGGACGGGGCCACGTTCCCGATCCGGATGCTAATCTGGAAAGCGACTGCCAGCGCAGGCGGGAAACTGGAATTTGGCAAGAGTGCCACCACCGGCATCCCGTTGAAAATCAAGGCGCTGGCGGATATGTCCAAAACGGACGGCCAGCGGCTGTTCAAGATGATCAAAATCCTCGAACCTGCGGGAGCATAACGCATGAGTGAAACAACCGTCGAACTGGGTGGGAAAGAGTACAAACTGCGACCGCTGCCGATTCGCCAGGCGCGGAAATTCCGCGAACAGTTGAAGTCGGTGCTGGGCAATCTGGCCACGGCGCTGGAGAGTGCCCCCGAAATCAAATTGAATGACGCTGAAACGCTGAATCAGTTGATGGGGCTGATCAAAGAGGTTGTGCTCAGTGCCCCGGATTTGGTCTGGGAAATTGTATGTGAGTACAGCCCGGAAATCGCGGCCAACAGCGAGGAGCTGGAGAACAGCGCGGTGGATGAAGAAATCATTGCCGCATTCGTTGAGGTGGTTAAACAGCTCTACCCTTTTGGCGGGATTTATCACCTGATTGGCCAACTGAAGCCGCAGACCTAGACGAACTGGCACTATCCCAATGGGGGCGGTGGGCTGATGAACTGGATCCAATCGAGGTCACACAGCTCACCGCTGCTTATATTCGCAGGACGCGATTTGAGGCATCCATACTGAGTATAGAGGTGGTCAAGGCATTGAGTCTGGCGTTGGATGGTTCGGGGGGCGGGGTGAGTGAAACTTCGCGCCCTTCGATGAACTCAGGGAGCGAAAGACGGGTCAGCGCGGCAGAATTTTTGAGAGAAACGCGGAGGCGATCATGATCACACTGGGTGATGCGGTCCTCTGGATTAGTGGAAATAACGACAAACTAAAACAGCAGCTGGCCGAAACCGGGACGATGGCCAAACAAACCACGTCCGGAATCGGCGCGGCGATGAAACAGCAGATGACGTTTGCGGTTGGGCAGATTATGTCCACCGGGATTATGGATGTGCTGAATAAAATTCAGCAATTCAACCAGCAGGCGCTGGCCGAGGCAATGGACGCTGAAAAAGTGGCGGCGCAGCTGGATGCGGTCCTGAAATCGACCGGCCAGGCAGCGGGGGTGACGGCTGAGGATGTGAACCGGCTGGCGAACGAATTCTCGCTGATGACCCGCTACGGGGATGAGGCGATTGTCACGGTGGAAACACTGCTGATTCAGACCGGCAAAATCGGCAAGGATGTCCTGCCGCAGGCCACCATGGCCGTGCTGGACCTGTCCACACGGTTGGGGATGGATGCTACCAGCGCGGCAAAGTTGATGAGCAAGGCTCTGGCCGGAGATGCCGAAGCCGTCAGTGCGCTCACCCGCGCGGGGGTGAAGTTTACCGCCCAGCAGGAAGAAACTTACAAATCCATTTTGCAGACCAACGGGGTTGCCGAAGCACAAAAATACCTGCTGGAACAGTTATCTGTGGCGGTTGGTGGGGCAGCCGAAGCGGAAGGGAAAACACTGGCGGGAGCACTGGAGCGGCTGAAAAACGCAGGCGGAAATATTCTGGAAGCGATGGCCACCCCATTTATTGACAATCTCAAGGTGTTGGTGGAATTTATTGTCACCCAGGTGGTGCCTGCAGTGCAAAAACTGGCTGAGGGAATCGGAAACCTGCCTGAGCCAGTTCAGTGGGTGCTGCTGGCGCTGGCCGGATTGGTCAGTCTGCTGGCACAGTTGGGACCGAGCCTGCTGGGCATTGTGGGGGTTGTCAGCATGTTTGGGACGGGTGGAGCGCTGGCAGGGGTTGGAACAGCGATTACCGGGGCATTGCCGGCACTGGGGGGATTAGGAGCGGCACTGGCCGCAATCAGCGTGCCGGTTCTGGCATTGGTCGGGGCCATTGGATTGTTGATTGTTGCCCTGTTGACACTCGGTCCGCAGGCGTGGAATTCGGTCAAGATGCTGGTTGAGATCCAGAAGGTGTGGGCACAGCAGATGGCGCAAAAAGCGCGGACATGGTTCAAAACTGTGGGCGTGTCGATTGTGCAGGGTATCGGGGATGGCATCCGAAGCGGCTGGGAATGGCTGAAAAAATCGGTCACTGACCTGGTAGGGAACATGGTCAAGACGGCGAAAAATGCGCTGGGGATAGCCAGCCCGTCGAAAGTGTTTGCGGATGAAATCGGGAAAAATGCCGCTCTCGGTATTGGCGTGGGATTTAAGTCTCAAATTGGATCCGTGAGCGGCATCATGCGGCAGAGCCTATCGACCCTCGGCCCCTCGACCCTTCGACAAGCTCAGGGGGCGATGGGGAGCGTACAAATTGGCCGGGTGGAATATCACGGGGCGTTCTCGCGGGATGAACTGGCACGATTGCGGGGTGAGAGTGAGAGTATTGCTGCCCGGACGATCATGGAGGCATTATGAGGTATCAAATCGGCACGAGCGCAGATCTGTTAAACAGCCTGGAACTGCTGGGATTACCGCTGCCAAACGCCAGCCCAGTGCGGTATGCCAAACGGGCGCGGATGGGGAACGGCGGTACCCGCGGGCTGGGGTGGTTGAGCTGTGAATGGCGCTGGGCAGCCATTACCCTGGATGAGGTTGCCGAACTGCGTACCTTCTGCAGCGGAGAGAGCGCGGCAGTCTATGTCCAGACCGGTGATGGCGAAGGGGACTACCCGGTCTACTCCGGGCGGGTGGTGTGGCCAGAAAAATGGGAGCGGCGCGGGGATGTGCTTCTCGACTTTACCCTGACCTTTGAACAGATGGTGGAGGTCGTGTGAGAGCCATACTGAGTGAGGAACTGGCGAAATTGCGGGCGGATGGGCAATTCAGCAAGCTCTATCTGGCCATTCACGAACCGGTGACGGTATTCAGCGCACGAGTCAACCAGACGTTCAGCAGCGTGGATAATGTGACTCAGGTGACGTATGACGGGGGTGTGGGCACGATTGCGGATGTTCTGGCTGGCATGACGCTGTGGGTGGGTTCTGCGTCCGGAGGGCGAGATTTGGGCGAGTGCCGGATCCGCAAAGCCGGGGATGCCACTACTCTGTATATTGGGGCGACCAGTGATATTGCCTGGGCGGATAACCTGTACCTGACTGTGGTGGATGAGTTCGGGTTGTGGGCCAAACGGGCGGTATTGACCGGCGATTTTGATTATTTGATGGATGAGGATATTGCCTACAGCAACCAGCATGAGGTGCGTGACCCAGTAGTTGTGATGGGCGCACCGGCTGCGGGGTTCACGTCTCCCAGCGCAGACACGGAGGTTAACCCATACCGGCCAGATTGGACTGGAGCGGTTTACAGTGGAAACTGGTACGGATACTACTGGGCCGGATTTACCTACGATGATACCGGCTGGCGGAGCGATTACGTTGGCGAGAGTGTGAGCATCCGCTTCTACGGCACCCAGTTTGCGGTGGTGTACTGGGCCTATACCGGAGGGACGCGGGGTAAGTTCAGCGTGTACATCGACGGTGCCTTTATCGAGGAAGTAGATTGCAGCACCTCAGCCGGATTGGAGACGTGGACGAGCGCAGCGATGACTGCCGGTTGGCACACGGTGCAGCTGGTCCACAGTGCGCTGCCGTCGATTTTTATTGACCGCTACATCCTGACCGAATCTATCTGGACGCTGGATATCGCCTGGGACGCCAGTGAGAGTCACGCACCGGGCAGCAGCGTCAGCAGTTATGCCTGGTCCGCACCTGGCGCACTGACCACCAGCGGGAGCGGGGCAACCTTTACCAGCCGATACCGAACGGCAGGCACCTACCGGGTGCAGTGTACGGTAACAGCGGCCAACGGGGCCAGTTCCACCGGCACACGGTTTGTGTTTGTATATGATTCAACCCATCCGCCTGTGACGGATTTTGAGGTGAATACGATTGCGGGCAACCGGGATGACGGCGGCTGGTATGCGGATCTCCGCCTGCACCAGTCGGCAACAGTGCGTGAGGGGGCGTTATGCGTGTTGTTTGCGGAGGACTGGTACGGCACATCTGCCGGCAGTCTGGGACCGGTGAGCGGGCGTGAAAACGTGCTGATGTGGGGATGGATGCACACTGGAGGCGTGGAGCTGAGCGCGGACGGTGGCCGGGCGAAAATGCGAATCGAGGGACCGGCAGCGCGGATGGAACGTCTCGGTCAGCAGCCGGTGTGGATCCGCGATTTCTATTCGGTCGAGGGGGATGACGGCGGCGGGGTACGGTGGACGCGGTTCACCAACCTAAAAATTGATGACTACATCTGGCACCTGCTGCACTGGCGGTCCACAGCAGACGCGATTTTTGACGTGATTTTGAGCGGCGATACGCGGGTGGTGGAATCGTTGTCCGAGAACGGTACACTGGCTGAGAAGGTCAAAAACGTGTGTCAAAAAATCCTTGCTGAGCCGATTTGCGACCGGTACGGACGGCTGTATATCTCCCTGCAGGCGCAATACCTGGAGAGCGCTGATCGCGCCAGTCTGCCGGTGGTGATGGATATAACCACTGCCGATTGGAGCCGTCTGGATATCAACGAGGCGAATGACCCGATCAGCGCGATTGAAGCCGAGGCTACTCAGTATGACGGGGGGATTCACCAGGTGATGGCCAGCCGGGCGGCAGGCGAAACGCTGAAACGGTGCGGGCCGGTGGAGACGGAATCTAACCTGGTTGTCAGTGACCAGACCCAGTTGAATCAGTTGAGCGGTCACCTGTTAGCCCGAAAAAATGGGGTCCACGGTCCCGTCAGTGCGCAGCTGGAGGAAAACAACCGGTTTGTTGATATTGCCCCGGCAGGGTACGTGCGAATCAGCCTGGCAGCCGGTGACACCCCCGCGGGGAGCGTGTGGAGCAATCAGAAATGTCTGGTTCAGCGGGTGGAGTTCGTATTTGACCCGGATTGCGGGAACCTGTCTACGGCCCTGGAACTGGAGGCAGAAACCATTGGTGTGCCCGGTGTGACCATCGACCCACCGCAGGAAGATTTGCCGCTGGAGACCGGAATTGATTTGCCGGAGTTGGATGATTTCCCGATGTGGCCAGGGTATCCGGGAGATGGGGGCACGGAGCCATATATTCCGGAGGACTATCCGGAGCTGGGAGTCTGTAAAACCGATCCGACCGCTGCCGGAAATGGGCCGTACCGGGTGTGGATTGTGGGGGAAGCGACTTCGACCGACCGATACAGCCGGGTTGGTCCGTTTGCGTGCTGGGTGCGGGCGGATGAGGCAGATAACCCGACACGCTACAGCATCCACGGGCGGTTTTTAACCCGGGATACCAGTGGAACCAGCATTGGCGGCTGGACTGAAACCATGGATGATGACTGGTATGAGGTCTACGGACTGGACGCCAGCAACAACCGGGTTGCACATGCGGTTAAGGATGCAGTAACAATTGCCGGATTGCGGACGGGGGTACTGGTCAGTGACGGCGGGGCCGGGGTGGATATCGTCCGGCTGGAGATTGCCGTCACGGCTGAGGATTTTGATTGTACGGCTGTGGCGGACGCCGGGCAGTATATCGGCAAGTGGCGCGACCATACCACGCCCGGAACGTTTGGATATGCACTGGCCGGGAACTATGCCTATGGAACCATTGCTAACGCGACCTATGGGACGAATGGAGCAGATGAGGATTGGCTGGATGCGAGTTTTGCAATTGATTTTACTTTTAGCGAACGGGCAGCGCTGTTTCGATGGTATGACGTAAAAATGTTGTTACATACCAATTCGGACGATTGGCCCGATCAAAGCTCTCCGGACAGCGCCTATCACTACTGGCGGTTCAAACTGACCGGCGCGGCTGTGGATTACTGGGGCGATGGAGCTATCCCGCTGGGCAATGGGAATCATCTCAACCCGGATGGATCCAAAAAATCAGACGAGCTGAGCCTGATCTGGCCAATGCAACGTGGATTCCAGCAGAACATGAAATTTTATTCGTACAACGAGGCTGACCGGACGATCAAACTGGAAGCGCTGACCACCGGCGCGGTACGGTATCTGCCCCCGTGGATGACTCTGCAGGTGTGGGTGCGTCCGATTGCCAGCAAGAAAATTGTGTTTAACTCGGTGCAGTTATGGAATGTGTGCGCATCATGATGAACAACAAAAATCAGGTAAAAAACGCCATCAAAAAGCGGCTGAGCCGTTACAACGAGCGAGAGCAATTATTACCGGCGACTCTCGGATATGCCGGTGAAACAACCGTCCCAGGGATGGACTCCTGGTGTTACGCGAGACTGTCCAGCGGGGAGGTGATCCCAGTCTACAACCAGGTCACCGCGGCGCGGTATGATCTGGCGGTTTGGGTACGGCAGGGGGCGCATGGTTGGGAAGTAACCGGGGCGCGCCGGTTGGGGGAGACGACCGCGATTGACCTGCGCAGACATGGGTCCAGTCACGGCTGGCTGGCGGGGGACAGCGTCTGGATCCACAAGCGGCAGATTCTGCCTCTGCGACTGGAGGCGGTCGGGACGCTGATGGTGCGGATCCGTCCGGATGTGGTATATGTAGGCGGAGCCTGGCGCGAGGTGGGCGGGGATACGGTCAGCCTGGCGCAATATCTGCCCGGGGTTGCAGATACCGAGCGGTTTGTGCTGATCACCATCGGCACCGCTGGCACGGGAACTGTTACCGCGGGCAGTACTCAGGCATTCGGAGACCTGACTGCTGCGGATATTCCTGCGGTGCCGGCAGGGCATATTCCGGTCGGGGTGGTGAGACTGTATTTTGATCAGGATAGCATCGTGGAAACCATCGATGCGACCGACCTGATTGACCTGCGCTGGAGCGGCAGCCTGAGTAGTGCGGGGGAGCAACTGCCACTGACGGCGGTGGACGCCAACACGGTGTACGCCGGGCCGGTCAGCGGGGCGGATGCAATACCTGGATTCCGGGCGCTGGTGGATGCAGACATTCCGGCAGGCATCGCCAGGGAGAATCTCCCGTTTGTTACCATCGGTAACCAGGCGGGATTATCAGCAGAGCGGGCACTGTCAGCCGGAGCGCTGATGACTCTGACGGACGGCGGAGCCAACGGCGCGGCTACTCTGGCCGTGGATGACACCAAACTGGTGCATACAAGCGGAAAATTGAACATCGCAGTCACGGCGGCAAAAATCCTCAGCCTGGCCAGCAGCGGAGATTTTACGTTCACCGTTCCCGCAACCGGTACAGCTGCCTTATTGGGAGTAACCAACGCATTCACGGGGTTGAACACGTTTACATCAACCCTGTCCGACTCATCATCGAATCAGATTACATCCACCTTTACCCAGACAACCAGCGCGAACGGCACTCGAACGCCCAAGAATTTACTGCTAGTTGGTAAGCCGATTGTCAACACCGGCGTTACAGACAGCGGTTCGTTCATCGGTCAAAACGGTCTGGTTTTGAGAAACTATGTGGCAGCCGGAACAGATGACGGCGGGACGCTGGATGTTTTAACTGCGCTCTATTATCAGATCGGACATAACAACACCAACAGTGGTATATCTCCTGTCACAAACACTGTGCGCGGCATCTGGCTGCATCCGTATGGCAGAACTGGAACGATTGGCTTGTTGCAGTGCGTGTACGTAGGCGATCTGGCGACAGGCGGTACGGTTACAGCCGGTTGGGGTTTGTACATCCTCGCATCCGGGTATCCGAACTTCTTAAAGGGAAAACTGCTGCTGGGAGATACCGTCGATGATGGTCAAATGCTCCAGGTAACGCAGGTTGATTCAGCTACCAACACGGTTGGCGAGGTAGCCAGAATTTCCAGGCAGACTTCCGGGACCGCGGCGGCGGGGTTCGGTGCGCGGCTCCTCTGGCAGTTGGAATCATCTACCACCACCAACCAGGATGCGGCGGCGATTGATGCGGTACTTACAACGGCAACCCACGCAACCCGCACGACGGATATTGTTTTCAGCGCGGTCAATGCCGGTACGTTTGGAGAGGTCTGGCGGATGAAAGCCAGCGGCGATCTGCTTGGTATCAAGGGCGGTGTCACGGCGGAGGGCGGGTATGGTTTTTGGAGCGTAGCCGATGAAACAATCTCGCGCGGACATGTGTTGTATGTTGAACAGGGCGGCACGGTCGGGCGGGTGAAGAAAAACCCAACGGATGGCGGTTTCCCGGTTGGCGTGGCTTATGCAGATGCAACGGCGGGCAATCCTGTTTTCGTGGTAACAAAGGGGCGCGCTCTAGTTCTTCCGGACGCAGCTGTCACTGCCACCCTCGGCTATGCGGCTTTCTCATCCAGCACGGCGGCGGGTCTGGTGCAGCAGTCCAGCACTGTTCCGGCGGTTCTCAACACATGGGTTTGTGTCTGGGAAACAAACGGCAGTGGAAATGGCGTGATCACTGCCGCAATTTTGAAAATATAAATAGAGGTAACAATGGCAACTCAACAGCAAAAATCGGATCATGTAACCCGGGTACGGCAGGAAACAACCAACCTGGCCAATGCGATCGGGAGACTACGAATCCTTAAGATGAAATATGATGCTCAGGGTTTAGAAATCGACCTACAGGATATCGATATCATCGGTGAAAATTTTGGAATCAGCGCACAGGATATCAAGGATGCCTATGTTGCAATTGCATTGATTGAAAAAGCGCTTTCCTCCGGAGGCGAGGAGGCCCTGTTGAAGGTTGTGATGTCATGAGAGCAAAACTGATTGATATCTCAACTCACCAGGACGATTCAGATACACCGGCCAAATTTGATTTTAGCAAACCGCGTTCATACGATGTGAATGGAATCATCATCCGCACCGGTCACGGGATGGTCAAGGACGCGGACTATGAATATTATTACCGGGATGCAAAGGCAGCCGGTTATTACCTGGGCACGTATCACTTCGATGACTATGATGTGAATCTGGAAAAACAGGTGTTCACGATGCTGGCGGCGATGGAAGGCAAAGCGTTTGACCTACCTCCGGCGTGGGACATCGAGGATAGCAGCCAGCCGTTCCACGCTACCCAGACGTTCGCCTTATCCCGTGCCAAGGGCTTTTTCGCCATCGTTGAGCCGGTTGTCCGCAAAATCTGTGTCTACTATATGGGCGCTTCGATGATCCGCTGGTTGAAGCCGGTGCCCGGTTTTCTCCGGATGCGGCGCGGGTGGCCTGCATGGTATCCGAAGCGACCGGCTGGCAATCCGTTTGGCTGGATGGAAACCCATAAGGGACCGGATACGGGCGGGGTGCCGTGGTGGTTGTGGCAGGGCTCAGCTAAGGGGAACGGATTCGGGGCAGCGATGGGCGCGGACGGGAGCGCGGATATCGACTGTGACGTGAGTTCATTGCCCTATACTGAGTTTTACGAGGACGCTGCTCAGACGATTGTGTATCCGGATTACCGACCGGCGAGAATCAAAACCAGTGGATCGTTCGTCCGGGTGCGGAAAACGCCACAGTTTGGTGATAACATCTGTTACTCATTGTTAAACAATACCCGGGTCAATGTGTTCGGGGAGAGTAACGGATTCTATAAAGTTGATTTCCTGGCATCCGAGTGGGTGCACGGGTCGGTACTCAGTATAGGATTATGATCATAATTTTATAGATGCCAGTTGTCCGCTGGTGATGAGCGCCGGTGCGCAGATTCAAGGTCTGATTGAGAAATCGCCAGGTATCTGCGCACCATCGTTAAATCGTTATGTCCCAGCAGCATTTGCAGTTCAAAAATGTTGCCGCCGTTGCGTAAAAACTCTATGGCAAACGTGTGGCGGAATCGGTGCGGGTGGATGTTTGTTATGCCAGCCCGTTTCCCGATGCGGCGCAGAATGTTGCGGAGTTGATACCGATCTAAGATTGTATTGTCGCGAGTGGAGATCAATGGATCTGTTGGGGTTACATCCCGGGTATGGATGTATTTCCAGAGTGCCAGGCGGGCGGATTTTCCTAAACGGGCAACCCGGCCACGGGATTTTTTTCCGGAGTGAAACGGTTTTACCAGGATAGATCCTGTTTCAATATCTAAATCATTGATCGTCAGACGGGATACTTCTGACACCCGCAGCCCTGAATCCAGCAGCAACAAGACAAGAGCCTTATCGCGTGCAGATTTGCACGATTTGACAATTTTACTGATTTCAGCCTGGGCGAACGGCAAAATTGCCTGATTTGGGGTTGCAGGCATTGGAATGTTATCCACCCGTTCTATACTGAGTTCCTTACTGGCCCAGTTGAAAAATGATCGGATAACCTTCCAGTAGACCTGAACAGTGGATTCAGTTCGACCGTTATCCCTGAGCGATTGGAGGTAGCCGATCAGCTGTTCGCGGGTGATTTGTTCGAGGGGTGGATTGTCCAGCTGCACGGCAATATTTTGCAGACGCTGGGCATAATATTTTGCTGTTATGGGAGAATAGGCTCCGTTTGCCATTTCCATGGAAAAACCATCAATAGCATCTAAGAATTTCATAGGAATGTGCTCCTTTTTTGGAATAAAAGAGCCAAAACAATCACATTCCTATTAAAAACTAAGAGTATTGTATTCTTTGTGGGCGGAACAGGACTCGAACCTGCGACCCCATCCTTGTAAGGGATGTGCTCTAACCAGCTGAGCTACCCGCAGATAACGATCACATTACTCATAAAATATTGTAGGTATGTGCTTGTTTTGGTGGTTATCTTAAATAATCAAATTTACGTGTATTGTGATTGTTTTCACTCCTTCTTTACCAAATCCCGACCGCAGTGTTTGCAAACAATAGCCTCAGCCTTGATGTACTCTGCGCAGTAGGGACATTTTTTGAGTTGCCCCTGGGCTACTTTTTGCTGCACTTCGGCAACTACCTGCTGCTCCAGGTGGGCTTTATCCTCTTTTTTGATCAA